AGACCAGTAGGTGCAGTTGTAGAAGGTGCGCCAGTAGGACGAGGAGCACCGCCTACACCGCCACCACCGCCAACTTGGAAGTAACCGCCAGCCTCTGCGCCACCAACAATTTGAGGTGCAAGCGTCTTACCAAGACTTGTACCTGCTGGAACTTTGTCTTTATCCATGAATGTAATTAAGCCACCCCTATCAACTTGGATAAGTTCTCTTGCTGGTCCATATCCTTCAACGGTCTTAAATGTTCCATCACTCATTTGATTGACTAAAACTTGCTTGCCTTCAAAATCAGTAACCTTAATTGGAGCACCCATTGGTTTCTCGATTGGAGCAAACTGCGCAGACACAGGAATAAATTGACCACTCTTTGTACGCTGTACATACTCGCCAGACGCACTCTTGAAAATATCGCCAGTAACTTCTTCTCTTGGCTTAATCTTTAACGCAGCCTCCAAATACTTTGCTGCAATGTCTGGATAGCCTTCTCTATTAGAAATAATGTATTTATTCATTGCGTCTTGATACAACATTTCTTGCTGAGACATTCTTTGCGTAGGCGCTTGCACTTGCTGACCAATCAACGCTGCACGCGCAACGGTAGGACCAGCGGGTAGACCCTCCATAGATATAGCTTGATCTGGTGTGATCGTTGTGACTTCACCACCACCACCCATTTGCGGTTGCGTTTGCAACGCTCTGCGGAAGTCTTCCTGACGCTTGGCTTCAGCCAGTTTTTGTCTTACCAACAAACTCTGCACAGCACCTTGCTGTGCTTGCTGATACCCAGCAGAACCTGCTTGCAGAGCACCGCCAAGTGCCTGACCTAAAGAGATCGGGGTACGGCTTGGACCACCAGCCTGTAAGAGTGCTGCTGCTGCTTGCAGCAACGCTTGGTTTCTAATTCCACTTTGCTGATCAGCGCTCAAGTAGTCTTCGAGACCAGTACCGCCACCACCAAAGAGTAAACCGCCAAAGTCTTGCATTGTTGCCATGATCTATTCCTTAACCTAAGAATCCAAGCAGACCGCCAGCAGCAGCACCATAACCAGCGTACTCTGGATTGCTCTTGCCACCTATCAATGATCCGAGTTGAGCACCACCCAAAGCACCGCCAAGACCTGACGCTGCTTGATTTCGATAGATTGGTGTTGAGGTGCTTTCTCCGATCCTTGCAGGTTGCAAGCTCAACGCGCCTTGCGCTATGTTCAAGCGCTCTAAACCTAAGTTGCGTTGTGCATCGAGCTTTTGCTGTTCATACTGCTGCATCATTTGTTGCTGTGCTAAACCTAAGTTCTGAGCCTGTGCAAAGCCACCCTGACGAAGTTGTGCAGCCAAGTTGCCAGCATTGCGTAGAGCTGCTTCGTCTACCAATGATCTGGTTACGCCTTGGCGTGAACCGCCAAAGGCTCCTGCTGCCGTAGCCCTTGCACCTTCAGCAGATATTTGACCTTGGCGAGCACGCTCAATGTCTGCCAATGTGTTTTGCACCACTTGGTTCTCGTAAGGGTTCATGTACTTCTCGACCATGCCGAGGTTGTACTCAGCATAAGGAGCAAACTGTCTAGCGCCTAGACCAGCTCCAACCATCCTTGCTTCTTCCAAGTTGCGTAGATATGCTGCCTTGACATCTGGGTCAATGCTAGTTGTTGCGGTGCTTGATGTTGGTGTGCTACCGCCCAAAGCCTTGGCTGCTGCTGTTCCTAAACCTAGCGCAGTTAATGGGTTTTCTTTAGCAAAGTTGATCGCGCTACCAAGCAATCCAGTACCAGTACCAACTTGAGCACCAAGAGCGCTATTGGCTAAACCTCCAACCTGAGATGCCTCAATAGAACTGGCACTAGCTTGCGCAAGCTGTGCTGGAGTAAGAGCCTGACTTGCAAGATAAGCGTTATCAGCAGCAAGCGCACCACTTGCACCAGAAGCAATGGCTTGAGGAGTTAATGAACTTCCTAAAGCACTTCCAGCAAGCCCTGCCAGTTGAGATGCCTCAACCGAGCTGGCAGCAGCAGCAGCAAGCTGTGATGGAGTAAGAGCCGAACTAGCAAGATAAGCGCTGTCAGCAGCGACTGCTGCATTTGCACCAGACAATGCAGCGCCTTCAGCCCCGACTGGTATGCCCTGACTCGCCAAATAGATAGCTGCTGCGATTTTGGCTTCTTGCGGTATTGCGTCGTCGAGTTGAGTTAATCCCTCATCAACGCCACTAATGATGCCTTGACCAATATCGCCAATTTCGCTTACTACTCCACCCATATCAATCTCCCTTGTCACACCTGTTGGTGTAGATAAAAGCCTTCGATCCGTCTAATAGTGATATTTGACATTTCTCAGACCAGCCAAATGACTTGGCAAATCTTGCAAGTTTGATGTCATCTTCGCGTATCAGCGCGACGATAGGCTTCCCAATTAAATCCTCTAAAAGAGCAAAGTCCCTCTGGCAACCCTTTTTGACCTCAGACGACCATCTCTTGATGTCGATGTGAAACCACAAATTACCCTTAAAGAACTCCAAGTAAAAAGTGTAATCCTCTCGAATACAAACAGGTACTTTTCCAGCCCTTAATTCTTGCGTCAATTCTAAGTCACCGTTTGCCCATTGCAACAACATCAAATCGGTTCACGCCTACACGCCAGTCCTCTAGAACTGCACCCGTGTACCTGACCTTGACCTGTCTTGCAGCAAACCTCACATCTGTGGGTTGCGCTGCTAAGTACGGTCCGAAAGTCGTCTCAGTCGAAGTCGGATACATCCGAGTCTTGAAGGAAATCACGACTTCGCCCAGCGTTTGCTCGTCTGGGATAACCTGACGCACCGACATAATATTTTCGCCAGCACCGATCTGGTAAGGACCTGACTCCACAAATGGGACAGCCCCGTCGTATGCGTAACCGACTTCGTGCTCGAAGATATAGCCGTCAGTTGAGATCATCAAGGGATAGGTGAAGACTCCTCGGTCAGTTCCAGCAGTCCGAGCCAAAATGCCAATCGACCAATGTCCTTCGCGGTAGTTGTAAGTCACATAAGAGTCATTTTCATTGCTGGCGCTCGATGGATAGAACCAGATGCACTCACCGTACTTACTATTGTGGACAGCGTAGACCTTGGAGGCTTGGTTGTAGTTGATGTTCTGGAAAACATAGTCGCCAACATCTGAAGGCAATGGTTTGGCATAACCGTCATATATCCAAAACCCTGACCTTGACATCCAGATCGCTGCCGTGTCAATGGCTGCTACTGCCTGAGAACTGATCACGCCACAACCTGATCCGACCTTCTCAAAGCTGTATATATAAGGCAAACCGATATAGCTGGCAGCGTGGACATCGACATCGGTAAAGATTAGATTGACACCTCGAACTCGCTTGCCACACTTGATTGAGCCGACAGAATTGATCTCAAAGTCACCTGCCTGATTGGTTGCAGCAGGTGTCCAGACAGTATTGTTTTCCTGATCGCACCAAGAAACCTTGCGTGGGTTACCTGACGCACCCAAAGCAAAGACAAATCTTTCTGCTGTCGTCATCACAGCTTCGCAACTCGTTGGTGCGTTCACAATAGCAATAGCCAATGTTGGAGTGGTAAATCCTAACTGCCACTCAAGGAGCTGACCGTCAGCATTGGAGCACGCAACCAGATACTCGCCCCAAGTGTCCATTGACCAAGTGGTTGCTGGAATAAGACCGCCCAAGTCTGGACGCGCCACACCGTAGGCATAACTTCCATAAGTGCCATATCCATAACCTGTTTTTATGGTTGCGTCTGTAATTCCAGTCGTAAAGGTTGTAGGTGTAATGTCCTTCAAGACACCAGCCTCATTCATGGCGTAGAGCTTTGTAGGAGTTCCAGCAGCGATGTACCGTTCATCGGAGTTAGTACGCCATGTCAGCATCCCGCGACTGACACCAGTCATTTGTGATGCTGATCGCTTACGCCACCCGCCCACAGGTCTCAGCGTGTTCTCAAACCACCTGATAAGGTTCGAGTCGAACCAGCGCCCCGCAGACTGGTACTCAGTACCGTTACGGTATACGCCAGCAGGGATTTTGATTGGTACGAGTGCCATAGGGTCTAATTATGCTTCCGTTGAGAGGTTTGACACAAACGATACCGTTGCAATGACAGAAGGTACGGCTGGTCTGGTTGGCGTGGAGCTGGTTGCAAAGTGCTCAATGCTG